AACCGCACGCTGTCGCGCCTCGGTAAGACGACCTGCTACGGATCGGGTTATTATCCGTGGACATCGTGCGAGTACAATTCCAACCTCGCGTTCATCTACAACGGCTACACGGGCAACGTGTACCGCAACCTCAAGTGTTACACGTACGCCGTGCGTCCGGTTTCCGCTTTGTAAAAACAGTTTTCAGTTTTTAATTCCCGCGCCGCATCGCGTCGGCGTGCGGTGCGGGTTCGCAAGTTAGACCTATGGCAAAGAAATTATCTATCCTCGACAAAACGTTCCAACTGGCGTTGCTCCTGCATCGCCGGACGGCGGAATTCAATCGCAAATACAAATTCACTATCGGCGACCGCATCGACGTTGTGGCAGAGGAAGCGCAGGAAATGATACTGCGGGCGAATCATCAAACCGACCCGAAACGGGCCGCACAAATCATCTACGATTTCGTCCTGCGTATTGACACCCTGTCGCTAAAACTGCGGATGGCCGTTGCGCTGGGTCTGATGAGTGACGACGCAAAAGCACAATGCGATATGCTTATCGCAAAGATTAAAGACGAGGCGAGGGGTTGGCGAAACTATTTTCTGCGTGGCGAGGGTGTCGTCGGCAAGAGCAACGGGCCGTCGGCAGAGAGCCTATAATTATTATTTTGAAAAGGGTTTGCATACTATCATTCATAGTTATACCGACAATGCAAAAAACTGGCGAGTACAATTCCAACAACGCGTTCATCTACAACGGCAACACGGGCAACGTGAACAACAACAACAAGTATAACACGAACGCCGTGCGTCCGGTTTCCGAATTTCAAGGTAATGTAGACCCTTTCGCCTCGTTCTATAAATCAATGCGGGCGGCATATCGCCTATGCTTAAAAAACAAAGTGCATACCGCTAACGCGATACGCTTTTGGCTTGATGAAGAAAGCGAGCTTGTCGCGCTCGCCCGCGAGGTGTTCAACTGCGAATATGTCCCGCGGCAATCCATCGCATTTATCGTTACGAAACCATGCCTGCGCGAAGTGGTAGCCGCCGATTTCCGCGACCGAATCGTGCAGCACTATATCGTCATGCGCCTCGAAGCTCTTTTCGAGGAATGCGGAACACTCGACGATAACATGTTCAGTTGCCGCGTCGGGAAAGGCAACCTTGCGGCCATACAGGCCCTACAACAGCAGATATTCCACCAGTCGAAAGGTTATACCGCCGACTGTTATGTGGCAAAATTCGACCTGCAATCATTCTTTATGAGCATCGACAAACGCCGTCTTTACGACGAGTTGGTCGCATTGGTCGCCAAACGCTACGAGGGATGGGATAAGGATACGCTGTTGTATCTTATCCGCGTCGTTACGCTGCATAATCCGCAGGACAACGCCGTGCGGAAAACTCCACTTTGCGATTGGGCTGACCTGCCGCGCTCGAAGAGCCTCTACAATGTCGATTGGTTCCTCGGTTTAGCCATCGGGAACCTCACGTCGCAATCCGACGCGAATTTCTACAACGCACCCGCGATGCGGTGGATGCGCTCCGTTGGCCTCGCTCCTGTGAACTACGTCGATGATTTCGCATTCGTCGTCCGGGATAAGGCATCGTTTCTTACGGCCATGCCTTATATTCGAAACTATTTCGCCGCAGAACGGGGACTGACGATGCACCCGCGGAAATTCTACCTGCAACACTACTCGAAAGGCATCAAGTTTTTAGGTGCGGTTATCAAATACAACCGCGTCTACACGAACAACCAAACCGTCGCACGGTGTTTCGGAAAGATTCACTACTACAACGAAGCGTGCCGACACAGTAGCCGCCGCAAGGCCCGGCATGTCGAGAAGCTGGCGACAATCCTAAACTCCTATTTGGGGTTGATGCGGCATTTCGATACGTTCAACATTCGTAAACGCATCGCCGCAGAGGTCGGAACCGTATGGTGCGACTATATCCGTTTCGACGACGACATCACGACGGCAACGGTCGTCAAACATTTCCGGCAACGGGAAATCTGCAAATACAACGTCCGCAAACAACGCAGACGCGATTTATTCACACTCAAAAACTTACTCAACGATGGAAACACAGCAGCAAATTAACGAATTACAGTCGCGCCAGTTGGAACTGCGCGCGATCATGGCATCGTCGGACGAACGGGCCGCGAAATGCTTCAAAAACGGAACGTCGTTTCGTGAAACATACCCCGACGATTTCGCCCGATACGAGGCCGCAAACACCGAATACAACCGAAACGAACAGACGCTGGCCAAACTCGAAGCGACGCGAGATGCGGAACGAGCCGAGGAAGAGCAGGCGCATAACATCGACGCCGTATGAACCCGCTAACCGAACAATCGACAATGACCGAAACCGTCGTGCAGAACTCGGCGACAGCGATATTGACGTCGATTTTCTATCAAGCGCTTGCGGATTCGATCATTTGGTTGGTCGTTGCAGCTGTGGTTATCGTCTGCGATCTCTTTTTCGGCTGTGAAGCAGCCCGAAAAAGGGGTGAGCGTGTGCGCATTTCGCGGGCAGTTCGCCGCACGGTCAACAAAATGTGCGAATACCTGTGCTGGGTCATGCTCGGCATTACTATTTCGATAGGATTTGCCGCCGACTGGCTGAAATACCTGATTTTCGCCATCATTTACGGTAATGAACTATCGTCGTGCTTGTCTAACTATTTTGCAGCAAAAGGCAAGCGGATAACATTTAACGTCTTTTCGTTGCTGGGGCGACGGCTCGGTATTGACGAACTCGAACAATGCCACATCGAGGAAGACAACCGGGCTGAAAAAGTAAATAAAGACACATATTAAATCGGATTCGATATGAATTACATTTTGAAAAAGGCCCTCGAAATGGCCGCAGTTTTGGAAAAAGTGAGCGACTTTTTCCTGTTCAAGTCGAACCGCATTCTGCACCTGCTCGGATGCCTTATCGGTTCAGCTTTACTCGGCTGGGAATTTGGCGTCGGCGCAGGATTGACGGCTGAAATCAAAGATATGCAAAGCGGCGGACGCTGGGACTGGCTCGATATTGCCGCCGACGCTATCGGTACGCTGGTCGGCGAGATCGTACATTTCGCAATCTTCAAACGCTGGTAGGTATGGCACAGCATTTCACTCTTTCCGAATTGCTCCACTCTGACACGGCGGAAGCAAGGGGAATCCAGAACACGCCGCCACACGACGTTCTCCGACGCCTGAATTACCTAATGGATAACTGCCTCGACCCAATCCGTCGGCTATGGGGCAAACCTATCGGCGTAAACAGCGGGTATCGGTCGCCAGCCCTCAATGCTGCCGTCGGAGGCGTGGCGACCAGCCAGCACGTCAAAGGCGAAGCCGCTGATATAACGACGGGAACGGTCGAGGGGAACAAGCAACTATTCGACATGATCTGCGCAAGCGATATTTCGTTCGACCAACTTATCGACGAACGCAATTTCCGCTGGCTTCACATTTCCTGTAAAATGGGAGGCATCGGTAATCGTCGTGCTATCCTGCATTTGTAAGCCTATGAAAAGATACTATTTCGCAATAGTGGCAGCCGTTCTACTTTGCGCGTGTGCATCCACGCGCAACACCTCGCGTTCATCCACACAGGAGCGCGTCGAAGAGCGGGCCGAATCGGAGCGGCAAACCTCAACGCAGGAGCAGACGGAGGAGCAGCGCGACGTCGTAACGATTTCGAAAACCACGACGGAAACGAAATCGACGACAACCATCTACGATACGAGCAGCCCCGCTGCCGACAGCTTGGGAATCCCGCCGCCCCAGCAGACGACCACAACGGAAACGAAAACCACAAACACGACGGCAACCGTCGATAAATCCGTTATTCGTCAGATCGTCGACGAGCAATTACGCGAAGCCGCCAACGAACAAACCACGACGAACAAACAGGAAGACACAAGCACGGAAGAGATCAAAGAGGATTCGACACCGAAGAACCTGCGTTGGCTCGGCATCATTGCAATCTGCACAACTGTCATTATGGGATGTTTTTTCGTACTCCGTTTTGTCGGTCGAAAATAAGTTTATATCTTTGTACCGATGTCGTTTTACGGCATCGTGCGTTGTGCGGGTGTTGCTTCGGCGACCCCGCATTTTTGCAAAAGTTGTCAAATTGTTGTCAAATATTTTTCACCTCGATTCGCAATTTGCTGAATATAGGGTTTATACGTTAGATAAATACAAGGTTTCCTAACCCTAGATTCGCGTTCGAGTCGCGGTGAGACTACAAGGAGAGAAACCTCGGTTTCTCTCCTGTTTTATAAACCCGCCGGGCAGGCCTCCGATCTCTTCAAATCTCTTTCGGGAAGAGAAAATTCCGACATTTACATTATCTTTGCGGCGGATAAACCTCCGCTCAGACAGGCGGCGTCCCGGCACGGTTCGAATAAATTCGTCTTTGCCCCCGGCCTGCACTGTCTTTGCCCCGAAAACAACGATACGATGGAATCACTCAAGGAGTTGTACAAAATAGGCAACGGCCCGTCGAGCAGCCACACGATGGGTCCCAAGAAAGCCGCCGAACGTTTCGCCGAACGCTGTCACGATGCGGACGCCTACCGCGTGACGCTGTACGGGTCGTTGGCCGCCACCGGCAAAGGCCACCTTACCGACGCCGCGATCCTCTCGGTGCTGGCGTCTCTCGCTCCGACCGAAATCGTCTGGAAACCGGAGGTCGTGCTGCCCTTCCACCCCAACGGCATGCTGTTCGAAGGGCTGAAGGCAGGCAATGTCGCGGACAGCTGGACCATCTACAGCATCGGCGGAGGTGCGCTGGCAAACGAGACGTCGCGTCTCGAAACGCCGCACAGCATCTACCCGCTGACTACCGTCAGCGAGATCAAAGCGTGGTGCAGCCACGAAGGCAAGACTTACTGGGAATACGTAACCGACTGCGAAGGTCCCGAAATCTGGGATTACCTCGACGAGATATGGACCGTGATGTGCGAGACGATCCAGCGCGGCCTGAACAACGACGGCGTACTGCCCGGAGGGCTTAAAGTCGCCCGCAAAGCCAGCACCTACTGGGTCAAATCGAAGAGCTACACCGATTCGCTGAAATCCCGCGCCCAGATTTACGCCTATGCGCTGGCGACTTCGGAGGAGAACGCTTCCGGCGGCACCGTCGTAACGGCCCCGACGTGCGGCTCGTGCGGCGTCGTCCCGGCGGTGCTCTACCATCTGGCCAATTCGCGCAACTTCCTGCGCATCCGCATCCTGCGGGCGCTGGCCACGGCGGGACTCTTCGGCAACGTCGCCAAGACCAACGCTTCGATTTCGGGCGCCGAAGTCGGCTGTCAGGGCGAGGTCGGCGTGGCCTGCGCCATGGCTGCCGCCGCGGCCTGCCAGTTGTTCGGCGGCACGCCTGCGCAGATCGAATACGCCGCGGAGATGGGACTCGAACACCATCTGGGATTGACCTGCGACCCCGTCTGCGGACTTGTGCAGGTCCCCTGCATCGAACGCAACGCGATCGCCGCGGCCAGAGCCTTCGACGCCAACGCCTACGCCACGCTCTCCGACGGTTCGCATATGGTCAGTTTCGACAAGGTCGTGGAGGTGATGAACGAAACCGGCCACAACCTGCCGAGTCTCTACCGCGAAACATCGACCGGAGGTCTCGCCAAGCGTTACAACGACAAAAAATAACCCGGACAGGCTCTCCCCGGCAGGAACCCGCCGTTTTTACGGGCCGGGATTCGCATGGGTCCGCGTCAGCCGCCCGGCGTCATCGTATGAAAATTCGGCAGGCCGCTCGCCGTCCCCCACCGCATCGCCCCCGTATTCGAGCCTCTGCGCAACGATCCGGCCTGCGGTATCACAGGTCAGCACTGCCGACATCCCGGCCTGCGCATCCCCTCCACTCCTCGCACTTTTTTTCGGCTGTTCCGGTCTGCCAGCTTCTGCTTGGCAGGTTTTCACCGGTCCCGTAAGTTCGAACAGCGCCAAGCACGCTTCGCTGCAGCGTACAGGATTTTCAGCCATCCGCAGCAACTCCGTCAGCGGTCATCTCCGCTTGCGCCGCAACACCCGGTTTGAGGCGGCCAACGCATCCGACCGATAAGAAAACGGCTAGCCAAGCCGCCGGGAGTATGAACCATTTCGATTTACGCATAATTATCGGGACAGTGACGTGATAAAGACAATGAAATAATCCGGACACGGTAAAAAAGAAGCCGTTCCTTTGGGAACGGCTTCTTTCGAATCGTATAGGTAACGTCGGCTTACTGCGCCTGCTGAAGCGATTCCAGCTCGGCTTTCGAACCGACCACCAGGTTGTCGTACTCGCGCAGACCCGTACCGCCGGGGATCAGATGACCGCAGATGACGTTCTCCTTGAGGTTCTCCAGCGGATCGACCTTCGCTTGGATGGCAGCTTCGTTGAGCACCTTGGTGGTCTCTTGGAACGATGCGGCCGAGATGAAGCTCGAAGTCTGCAGCGCGGCGCGGGTAATACCCTGCAGCACCTGCGTCGAGGTTGCGGGAATAATATCGCGCACCTGCACGGGCTTCATGTCGCGGCGCTTGAGGCTCGAATTCTCGTCGCGGAGCTTGCGCAGCGAAACGATCTGTCCGGGCTGCAGCGACGTCGAATCGCCGGCATCGGTAACGACCACCTTGTCGTAAAGTTCGTCGTTGACGTCCATGAACTCCCACTTGTCGACGGTCTGGTCCTCGAAGAAACGGGTGTCTCCCGGATCCTCGATCCGCACCTTGTTCATCATCTGGCGGACGATGACCTCGAAGTGCTTGTCGTTGATCTTCACACCCTGCATGCGGTACACCTCCT